ATTTAGTAACACAATTAAAAATTGGTTTAAAAAATCTAATTTAATATCAATATTAGGTGTTGATAAATTACAAAATCTTACTCTTGGGAATGGTGCTTCTGATTTTATTTTTTCTCTTATAAATCGATCCAAAAATAAATTTGGCATTTTAAAAAACACCTATTATAATACGTTTGATATGCTTGATCAATATCAATTAACTGTTACTCATCCTCTTGATTGTAAAAAAGGACAAACTGTATTAATTGAATACCCCTCACCGCATTATTCTATTACTGAATTAAAAAATATTATTAAAAAATGTGTTAATAAAGAATGTTATCTTACTATTGACTTAACATTATTACCTATTACTAATCAAAAGATAGAAATTGACTTAACTCCCTTTAACGAAATATATTTTAGTATGCATAAAGCATTACCAATTGATGATTTTAGATCAGCAATACGATTTTCAAAAACAAAAATAAACGATCATTACAGCATAATGCAACAACAAAGATATTATAACCGTGTTGGTGCAAATCTTTTTTTAAAATTCATTAATAACTTTGAATTAGATTATGTTTATAACAAACACAATGATAATATAAATTCAATCAATAAAACATTTAAATTAACTAAAACTAACTTATTGTGGTTATCAAAGTCATCAAACTACAAAAATCCAATTGACCTTATGCCTTCAAAACATTATAATTTTAATGAGTTGATTAGTATATCGAAATTAATTGAAAATAAAGATAAGTTTTTTTGGTAATGAGAAATAAAAAATTTGGAAAAGTTAAAATTAAAAGTATGAAACCATTAGATGAGATTCCCGAAGATTGTGGTTATGATAAAAGATTCAAATTTGATGTAGACATGAATTCTAACGGGATTGCTGGAGATTGTATTGAATGGTGCCAAAAACATTGTAAAAGTAAATGGGGTTGGTGGTTCAAAGGACCTCCTGGAGCAAACCCATGGGATCATAATTGGGAAGAACAAGACAGCTATATGAGTTTTGAAGATAGACGAGAAGCTATGGCATTCTTTTTAGCAATCGGAGTTGCTAATATGGGAGACCATAGCAGATAAGTATTGATATGAAATGGTTTGATATAACAGATAGAGCAAAAAGTCAAATAGAAGGGTTATTATCTAAAAATCCTGACAAATACGCAGTCAGCCTATCTATATTAGGTGGTGGTTGTGCTGGCTTCAAATATGATTGGGGATTTACTGATAAAGACTCAATTAAAGAAAACGATGTTGTAGAAGATTGGGGTACAGGACGATTTGTTGTTGATGACGCAAGTATGCTTTATATTGCAGGTACTAAAATAGACTGGAAAGAAGAAGTATTTGGTTCTCAATTTGAAATTATCAATCCCAACTCCAAATCAAGTTGTGGTTGCGGAGACAGTTTTGGTGTCTAAAAGATTAGATTGTGTAATTACATCCTTACCGTTTATGGAATATTACTTGCCACCGGCGGCTCCGGCTGTTTTAAAAGGACATTTAGAAAGCAAAGGGTTTACAGTAAGAACACTTGACTTCAACATCACAGTAAAAGAAACTTTTGACAGTGACGAGTTACCTTTAGCTTCTGCTTTTTTCCATGAAAACCATGGTATACTAAAATTTGAAAAAAATCTTCATGACAGAATTGATAAACTAATAAACAGTTGGGTAGATAAACTTCTAGAATTAAATCCACGTTTTATTGCCTTAAGTGTTTTTTCTGTCGACAGCAGAAAAGCCTGTGAAATACTTGTAGAAAAATTACAAGCAAAAAATCACAATTCAAAAGTGCTTATTGGCGGAATGGGTCTTGGCCACCCAGGTCTTAAAGAAAAATGGATAGACAGTGTCCGTGATAAGATTGATTATTACATAATTGGCGAAGGAGAATTAGCTCTGGAAAATCTTTTAAAAGGAAATTACGGTTTCAAAGGCATTAACGGAAAAGTAGAACAAATAAAAGATTTAAGTAGTTTGGGCGTTGCAGATTATGAAGATTACGATTTGAGTAGGTATGAAACTTTTTACAAAGATAAAAAAGTTGCTCAAATCACAGGATCACGTGGCTGTATAAGAGCCTGTACATTCTGTGATATTAATACACACTGGCCTTCTTTTACATGGCGTTCAAGTGAAAGTATAGTTTACGAAATTCAACGTACATATGAAACACACGGTATTACAGATTTTTTCTTTACTGATAGTTTAATAAACGGAAACTTAAAAGTTTATATGCAAATGGTTGAAGCTCTAGCACAATTTAACTATAAAACAGATGCTAAAATTACATGGGGTGGACAATGCATTGTTAGAAAAAGTAAAAATTTAAGTAAAGAATATTATCCTTTAACACGAGACAGTGGTGCATACAATTTAGCACTAGGTATTGAAAGTGGATCAAATGATGTACTTGCACACATGAAAAAAGGTGTTACTAGAGAAGACCTCGATGAATATATGGAAAATTTTGACTTACATGATATAACTTGTTCATACCAAATGATTATAGGCTATCCAACAGAAACTGAAAAAAATTTTCAAGAAACTCTTGATTTATTTTATGACCACCAAAAATATGTTGCTTCAGGCACAATACACGGAACATCATTAGGTGCCACTATGGCTATAATTCATACTGGTATTCCGTTGGCGAAGCACGAAAATGAAATTTTTGTGCGTGATAAAAGTCAAGATTCAAGTTGGGGATGGACTTCAATGGCTGTTCCTAGTTTAGATTGGGAAGAAAGATTAAGAAGAAGAATGGTTGCACAAGAGGTATGTGATATGTTAAAATGGCCTACTATAAGTGCTGACAGAGAACTTGGACTGATATTAAAAAGACACGAAAACTATCTATTATGGAAAAAGGATATTACATTAGAAAATATATTGACGCAACCAGATGTAAGCATACTATCATAAAATTAAAACTTTTAGGCAGTAAGGGTGCTCGTGACTATCCCATGACTAAAATTTGTGTAAATGACAAATCATACTTTCATGACAAGGTTGTAGAAGAACAAATCATTGAATTCACAGTAAATGAATTGCAAACCGAGAACATTCTTAGTATTGAGATGACCGACAAATCACCTAAAGACACAGAAGTGAAAAATAGTAAAATTATAAGTGATAAAAAATTACAAATTTGTGAAATTAAAATTGACGGCGTGAATATTAGGACTTACATTTTTACAGGAAAACAAAAACCAAAATATCATTACAATAACCAAGGACCTGAAGAAGTTGTTAGCGAACATTTATTTTTTCAAGGCAAATGGGAATTATATTACGAAAATCCTGCTAGACAATTTTTTGCCAATTTAGTAGGTTCAAAACAAGCAATAAATTCTTCATCAAAACAAGCCGTAAAGAACAAATATCTTACAAAATTACAAAATTTATGGACACAGCATTTATAATAGGTAATGGCGAGTCACGAAATATATTTCCAATTGAAGATTTAAAAAATAAAGGTATTATATACGGATGTAATGCCATATACAGAGATCATCCTAATCTCTGTGATCACATAATAGCCGCTGACAAAGATATGTTTGCAGAATTAAAGCAATGGTACGATGAAACAAATCCAAATTTAAAAATATATGGTCCAAATGACCTTAGCAAATGGAGTTATATATGCAAAGACGACAAAGAAAGCGATGTACCCAAAGGTTTAAAAATATATAGAATATGGAGAGGTGGTGACATTAAAAAAGGTACAATTCGTACAATGGATTTTTCTCAACAACGAGGTTCAGGAATGTCTGCTTTATTATTAGCTACTGAATCAGGAATTAAAAATATTATTATACTTGCTTATGACATACTAGGTGCTCGTCAATGGGAAATGGATTCTCCTAGCAGAGAACAAAATAATATATACAAAAATACTTTAAATTATAGTTATAGAATGAGTATGAAAGCATATCTCAAATATGAATGGATGTATCAATTAAGACAAATTATTAGACAGTTTCCTAATACTAATTTTCATTTCATTAATCGTAGAGAGTACATCGAAGGTAATCATTTTTTAAGACATTACTTTGATCAACCTAATATTAAGGTTGGAATTTATGCTGACTTACGAAGATGGGTAGATGGTTTGCGTGATGATATTCAATGGATGAAATTATAACGTTTTTGTCGAACTAGCATCTAACTGATAAATTTTACGCATCTTAAGACCCACTTTTTGAGCAAACTTTTTAGTATCACAATACGAACAAACGTGTTTATAATCATTTGATGCTCTTTCTGGATCTACTTGCGATCTAGGTCTTAAAAATGATACTCCACATGAATCACATTTAAAATAATAGATGGTATTTTTACGGTGAAAGGTGTGGTACATACCCAGTTTAGATTGACGTTCGTATAATCTCATTGTTCTTAAGGTTTCTATGAACATATAACTATTTAATAAATACGTATAAACATAATATGGCTAGATTAATAATAGACACAGGAACAGAAGGAAATAGAGCTACAGGCGATACTTTACGTACCGCTATGTCAAAGATCAACGCGAATTTCGTGGAGGTCTACGATGATTTAGCCGGGTCTAGTTTGGGTGGATTATTCACAAATAACGCAACAAACGGTGATGTAAAAATACAAGCCAATGGAACGGGTATAGTTGAGATAGACAGACTATCAATAAACAACACAACAATTACCTCCATGGACACAAACGCCGACTTAACACTTGCACCAAATGGCACGGGTAGTATTGTAGTATCTGGACCTTTTCTAGTTGGCACAGGATCAGCGGCAGGCAATATTACATCTAATGGTGCACAAAATATAAAAATTGATACAAACAGTGGAACAAGTTCAAGTTTCATAGAGATTGTTGATGGCGCCAACGGAAACATTATATTAGAGAATAATGGCTCAGGTGACATTTTGTTAAAAGCAGGTGGTCAAGTGGGTATAGGCGCAGTAAGTTCACCCGACACTTCATTACACATTAAACAAGCCACTGCAACCATAACACTCCAAAGAACTAACGACAATAACACACCTGGTATAGATTTCCAAAGTAATGGCGGTAACGTAAGAGCCAAAATTTTTATGGATGGAAACAATGGAACTAACAAAGAAATAGTTTTCCAAAACATGGATGGAAGTTTAGCAGAAAAATTCAGAGTTACACTTGGCGGAGCAAAGGTAACAGGACATTTTGCGGCAACTGGTGCCCAAATAGACTTTACAGCACTTCCAACTTCAGATCCGGCAGTAGCAGGAAGACTTTGGAGAAGTGGTAACGACGTAAAAATTAGCACAGGATAATAGATCATGGCAAAATACACAATTAATACAGGTACTAATGCAAATGATGGAACTGGTGATGATCTAAGAACAGCAATGATCTACATCAATTCTAACTTTACAGAGTTATATGATTCATCTACCCTCGCTTCACAAATTACTATTTCAGGAAATAAAATTAATGCAAATGCCACTAATGCTGATTTAGTATTAGAACCTTCAGGTACAGGTGCAATTGTTTTACCTGCCATTACTATCGATGATAATGCTATAACTGGAACAAGATCAAATGAAAATTTAGTAATTTCTGCATCTGGTACAGGACATATTGTGGTTGGTGCATTAAGAATTAACGGTACAACTATTAGTTCAGATGATTCTTCAGCAATTAACTTTGCAGAATCTAATATTACACTAGGTTCAATTAATATTTCAGGTAATGTTATTACTTCTACAGATTCTACAACTATATCTTTCGGTGGTGAAATTTTAAGCGGTGTTGGAACACCAACTCAAGCTACAGATGTTGCTACAAAAGATTATGTTGATGGTCGAGCAAACAATTTTGGAAATTTAGAAATAGTAACAGATACTTTACAAAACGTAGTTACAAATAATCACTTAAAATTAGATACACAAGGTACTGGACTTATTCGAATAATGTCAAATGCTTATATAAGTTCAGGTTCTGTTACTGTGACTTCATCAGCCGCTACTGCTATAGATTCTTTTGTAGCGGCAACTTATCGAGGTGCAAAATATGTTGTTTCAGTCACTGACACAACAAATTCTAGATACGAAACAGTAGAAATAATAGTAACACACGACGGTTCAACTCCTTACATATCAGTATATGGCAGAGCAGGCAGTACTACAACAGATCTTGCAACATTTACAGCAGATGTAAACAGTGGATCTGTTAGAATATTAGTCACAAATGCGGCTGGTAGTTCTACTACCTATAAATTCTTTAGAACAATTCTTGCTATATAAATTTACGTTCGGTTTATAGAATTTCTAATAAATAATCATATTAGGAGATTTAAAACATGGCACAACAAACAGTTAGCATAGGTTCATCAGCAAATGACGGCACCGGTGATCCATTAAGAACAGCATTTACAAAAATTAATGCAAATTTTACAGAATTATACGGCAGTACTGCTGAAGCAAACGATTTATTAGAAGATACTTCACCACAATTAGGTGGTAACTTAGATATCAATGGCTGGAATATAACTTCAGCTAGATCAAACGAAAACATTAGAGTTATTCCTAACGGAACAGGTACAGTAGAACTTGAAGGAAATACTAATGTTACAGGAAATTTAACAGCAACAGGTGATATAGTTGCAAATGGAAATATTAATTT